TTCTTACAGCTGTGATCGACATGTATGTCTTCTTGGAAAAGATAAAATCTGGTTTGGGTTTTGGCCTTTTCTGTGGCTTTTACTTATTCTTCGGATGGACTCTGCAAGTTCGTGTTCATACGTACATTGCTGCTATGTATCACATTGGTGCCGTTTATATGGCGTCTCTTGTGTACAAGCAACATAAGTACATGTTGGCCCAGGCTGCGGCTAAAGTTTTCATGGATGATGCCACCAAGAACCATTGTATGGCCATCAAGACCATCATGCATTCGTTGTATCATGCACTTAACGGCGAATACATTCAAAGTGTAGAGTGGCTCAGCAATTTCATCCTGATTTATCCTGAGGTTGTCTTTAAAATACCATCCGTTGCAACTGTACGCGAGTTTATCACACACAGTAAGTCTTCCAATGGCTTCCAAGTCACAGCTTCTGGTGGAGATAGCTACATTACGTCGCTTATTTCAATTCTGTCAGGAGCTGGTATAACTAAGATGGCTGTTGAGGATATGAAACATGCTAACGTTGAATTTCAATACCTGATGAATCGCAGGCGCTCATTTAATGATGCACTACAAAACGCTCAGATGGTTGTGTCTTTTGTTACTCGTACTTGCTTCGGTGTTGATATCTTTGATAAGGGTCACCAAGCTTTTATCTCTAAGGTCTTCCAAATTAATGCTTTCGTTGAAAGTTACAACATCATGTCCGTTAAGGATATGAATAATCTGGATGAAATGAAGAGAATAGTAGCTATGTACCAGATGGCTGTTCAGATTCAACAAGATGAGCTATATCCGAGATTGCCACCGACGCGTGTCCGTGTTTTTGAAAACAACATGCGTTCACTGTCTGAGCTTGCCAGATCGGCTAGTGTGCAGATTAACATGCGCGCACAACGTCGTGAACCACTGTGCATTCTCTTTACAGGGCCACCCGCTACAGGTAAGACTGCTGCCACCAGACACATCCAGGAGGCTATTTGCTTTATGGATAAGGTTCCTTATGATGGCACTTCCAGCTTTTACATTAATGGTCGTGACAAATTTTTCGATCAATACAAGCAGAACAAGTTTGTTGTGTTGGATGACTTTGGCAAGATTGCCGAGAAAACTGACCGCATTTCAGAGTCACAGCTTATTATCGATATGATTAACACGTCCAGGGTGTACATGGTTTGTGCTGCACTCGAGCTTAAAGGCACGGTGTATTTCGACTCAGAGTATGTTTTTGTGTCTACTAACCTTGCCAATGATGGATATCAGAGAGCAACGTGGGAAATCGGCCTCACTGATAAGGAGGCTTTCCTACGGCGTTGTCACATCATCATTCATGGTGTCGATAAATTGGAAGGCGATTTACTTGTACACAAGTTTCGCATCGACAAGTGTCACTTTGCTCCTCAGTATGAGGGCAAATACATTTCTGTCTCTGAGATGCCTATTTGGTTACATCGTATGCGTGATTTGCAAGGTCGCAACCACGAGACATTTTTGCATGACCAGTCGGTTTTCAATCGCCTTTATGGTCACGATGATGGTTTGCCACTTGCTTTCGAGACGACAGCCGATGAAGAAGCTGATATTGAAGAGATTCCTTTATTCACTCAGCCTGTTGAACCACCCGATGTCTATCCACAGGAAACGCCAACTGATCAAACTCCTATGCCTGATTATAGTGATCCGTCCATTATCAATTTCTTGGATGAACATTGTTTGCGTGCTGTCAACGATACTGTTGCACAAAACTTTACATATAAGACGGCTGCTATGACCGTGTTTTTCGCCATAGTTGCCGCCTTTGCAGCACGCACTCTCTGGACATGGTTTTCACCCGATGGTTTTGAGGAAACATCACGTCTTGTGAAGGAACCTGAGGTCACTCTTAAGCGAACTTATCAGAAGGGACACAAGCCCAGATATGATCGTTGGAAGCGTGTACCCAAGTTTCATCCCACTATGAGTGAACCCAAGAAAGACCAGGTTTATGATCAAGCCAAAAATTGGGTTGGACATCTTGTGGGTGTAGGTTTCGATGACAAAGGTAACCGTCAAAATGGTGGTTGTATTACCATGCGTATCAAGGATCGTTGGTTCACAGCACCGTCACACTTTTTCCAAAAGTTTGCCTCTTGTGAAGAACTTAAGTTCCAGTTCACATGGGGTACACATGTAACCACATTTGTCCTTGGAGATGGTGACGTTATTACTGTTGATGAATTCGATATGGTTCTTTTTAAGATGCCCATGTGTGTTCCTAGTTTGCCCCCACAACTCTATAATAAGATCTGGCACAATGAAAAAGATCTATTAGTCGATTTGCCTGCTGGTACGCCCGTGTCGATGATTACCCTTAATACGGATGCACAAACGCTCATTAAGCATATGAATGTTGTTTCCGATAAAAAGAGTATTGCATATCGATCTGAAGGGTTGTGGTACGTCATCCATTCACCCATCAAGTACAACGCTGTGTCTGTGCCGGGCGACTCCGGAGCTCCGATTGTCACACGCGGCCCTCAGGGCCAACTTTCGATCGTTGGAATCCAGTGTGGTAATACCACAAAGGCACCCCTGTACAGTATTGCACAAAGCTTGAATCGACAAGTGTTTGATGGGTTTTTGGCGGAGGCCGAAGGATCGCCCCATGTAGAGGAGTCCGATGGTATAGAGGAGTCTCCTATAGAGGTGACTAATTCAGCATTCCCTTTTGACCATGTTATTGCGGATGTTCCGTGTAACGTTAACCGGGTCTCTAAAATCAAGAAAAGCCCGATGTATGGTTATATGGGACGTCCACAATACGTACCCGCACGCATGCGTCCTTCGGCTATGCCCGACGGCACTGTTTCTGACCCGTTGTTTGTTGGAATTTCCAAGATGACACAAAAGGAATTCGGTCCGACTATTGTTGATCCACGTGTACATTCGTATTTGGACAAATACTATGGTTGGGATAAGAATCCACGTCTTCTTGATTGGGACGAATGTCTCAATGGCTCCACGGAATATAATTATCCCGCCATTGAGTATTCCACTTCACCAGGCTATCCTTACAATCTTGCTAGGAAGGCTGGTAAAAGTCCCTACATAGAGAGAAATCCTGATGGGCACATGTCGTACAGCCCTGAGTTCTTCAAACAGGTTGTTGATTATGAACAGCAACTCATCTCTGGAGATCCTGGCGTTGTTTATTGGGCTGACTTTATGAAGGATGAGACTAGACCTATTGAGAAGGTGCGAGAAAATAAAACGCGTATCGTTTCTGCATGTCCGCTACATTTCCTGGTTGTTTTACGTAAATACTTTCAGGCTTTTGTTTCGCATGTACAGGCTAGGGCACACATCGCTCCTATTAGTGTTGGTCTCAATGTGCATTCCCGCGAGCATTTCGTGTTGTATGATAGACTTTCTCGCACTGCAGGTTCGGTCATTGCTGGTGACTTCAAAGCTTACGATGGGTTGATACCCACAACAGTCGACGAAGAAGCCGTCAATTACGTTAACCGTTGGTATGATGATGGCCCCACTAACTGCCTTGTTCGCAAAATGTTGTACGTGCATATTTGCACTGCGACACACATTTGTGGACCATATGTCTATAAGGTAGCTGGTGGTAACCCGTCTGGCAATCCCATTACGAGTATTCATAATTCCCTGACTAACATCTTCATGTGTTTTACCATTCTTGTGCAACGCTTGAAGATTGCTGTTGAGGATTTTGAGATAGCTGTCTACGGCGATGACAACCTCATCACTGTTGTTCGTCCCGGTCTTCGCGTGTCTGATTTCTCACCGCATTTTAAAGAGATGTACGGCATGACCTACACACATTTCTCTAAGGCAGAGAATGAGGATTATGATGACTTATCCACAGTACAATACCTAGGACGTAGTTTCAGGTTTGAAAAAGGATTATGTAGAGCAC